GGATGATCCGGTGGGGTGGGCGCGGGCGAAGCAGGGTGTGCATCTGTGGTCGAAGCAGCGGGAGATCGCCCGGTCGGTGGTGACCGAACGCCGCACCGCAGTGAAGTCCTGCCACGACGCTGGCAAGAGCTTCCTAGCAGCCACGCTTGGGCAGTGGTGGATCGATGCTCACCCGCCCGGTGAGGCGTTCGTCGCCTCGACTGCCCCGACCTATCAGCAGGTCCATGCGATCCTGTGGGAGGAGATCCGCGCCGGCGTCCGCCGCGCCAACGCCACCGGGAACGTGCTGCCCGGGCGAGTGCTGCAGTCGGACGAGTGGAAACTCGACGACGGCACCCTCGTCGGGTACGGACGGAAACCCGCCGACACCGATGAGCACGGCTTCCAGGGCATTCACCGCCGCTACGTCCTGGTCATCATCGACGAAGCGTGTGGTGTGCCGGAGCAGTTGTGGACGGCGGCTGAGGCGATCACCACGAACGCGGACTGCCGCATCCTCGCGATCGGGAACCCGGACGACCCGAACACCGAGTTCGGGAAGGTGTGCAAGCCCGGCTCTGGGTGGAACGTCATCCGGATCAACGGCCTGGAAACCCCGAACCTGACTGACGAGCCGGTGCCGGAGAAGCTTCGGCCGCTGCTGCTGTCACCGGAGTGGGTGGAGGACAAACGCAAACGGTGGGGCGAGAACTCCCCCCGCTACGTGTCGAAGGTTCTGGGTGACTTCCCGGAGATCGGCGACGACACCCTCATTTCGCCGCGGTGGATCGAAGCCGCGCAGGCCCGCACCCTGAACCCTGGCCCGCACACCGTCCTCGGGGTGGACGTCGCACGGTTCGGTTCGGACTCCACCATCATCGCCACCGCACGCGGCCCCGTGGTGCGGATCGTCGCCGAACACGCCAAACTCCGCACCACCGAAACCACCGGGCACGTCATCACCACGAAACGCGAACACGCCGCACACGAGATCCGCGTGGACGGTGTCGGTGTCGGCTCTGGCGTCGTAGACGAACTCGTTGAGGCCGGCCACGACGTGGTGGACATGCAGTCGGGTGCCGCCGCCGCCGATAAGGAGCATTTCGTGAACGCCCGCGCCGAGTGGTGGTGGGGTTTGCGGCAGCGGTTCGAGGACGGCGACATCGACATCGACCCCGCCGATGATGAGCTCGCGTCGCAGCTCGGTGCGATCAAGTACAAGTACACGGCCCGCGGTCAGGTGTTGATCGAGTCGAAGGACGACATGCGTAAACGCGGGTTGCCCAGCCCGGACCGGGCGGACGCGGTGATGCTCGCTAAGGCGCACGTGCCGCCACCCGACGAGATCCTCGACGACGAGGACTTCGAGGATGGGCTCGTGGACATCAGCCCCTACTAGTCACCGACCCGGGGGGATGCGCAGTGGGTGTGATCGACCGTGTCCAGGAGACGTGGTACCGCGCGACCGGCCGCGCCGAACTCGCTGAGGCCCTCGCTGTGGAGCGCCGCACCGTCGACTTCCTGCAGGAGTCGTTCGCGGACCTTGAGGCGCGGATGCGGGAGCCGGGCTGGGAGTCCCTCACCGCTGGCGCCACGGATGAGTTCTCCCGTGACGGGTTGCGGCAGATCACGGCGGCGTGCCGGGTGATGGCGGTGAAGTCGCCGCTGATCAAGCGTGGCCTGTCGATCAGGCAGGCGTACGTGTGGGGTCAGGGCGTGGAGATCACGTCCCGTGACCCGAAGGTCGGGAAGGTTGTCCAAGAGTTCATGGAGGACGAGGGGAACCTCCGCACGTTCTTCGGCGCCACCGCCCGCGAACAGAACGAACTCGCGCTCGGGACGGACGGGAACCTGTTCCCGGTGCTGTTCACCAACCCCCGCGACGGCCGTGTGCAGATGCGGCTACTCCCGTGGGATGAGGTCACCGACGTCATCACCAACCCCGAAGACTCCTCAGAGCCGTGGTTCTACCGGCATGAGACGTGGAAGCAGACCCGCACCAGCTCGGGGACGATCGACAAGCCGAAGGTGGTGTACTACCCGGCGCTGGGGTACCGGCCCGTCACGCGGCTGCGACGCATCCGTGACGTGACGGGCGAGGACGTTGAGGTGCGGTGGGACGCCCCCGTCGTCCACGTCAAGGTCAACGCCCTGTCCGGGTGGAAGTTCGGGATCGGTGACGCGTACGCCGCGATCGACTGGGCCCGCGCCTACAAGGATTTCCTCACCGACTGGGCCACCCTCGTCCGGTCCCTGAGCAGGTTCGCGTGGCGCCTCACCTCCAAGGGCTCCAAGCAGGCCAGCGCCCGCACCAAACTCGCCGCGGCACCTACCCGCGACCGCTCAACCGGTGAACCGAACCACGCCGGCGCCACCGCGATCCAAGCGCCGGATCAGATGTTGGAGGCGATCCCGAAGACGGGCGCCACGATCGATTCGGAGTCGGGCCGTCCTCTGGCTGCGATGGTCGCCGCCGCGTTGGACGTGCCGGTGACGATGCTGCTTGGTGATCCCGGTCTCGTCGGTGCCCGCGCTACCGCCGAAACGTTGAACACCCCGACCGAGAACATGGCCGCCGGGCGCCGCGCGGTGTGGCAGGAAGCGATCGTCGCGATCGTCCGCCACGTCATCCTGTCCAGCATCCGCGCCCCCGAAGGCACGTTGCGTGGCGTCATCACCCAGGACGGCACCCGCGAACGGTTCAAGCTGCGTGGCCGCGCCGAAGCCACCATCGACGTGGACTGGCCCGACATTGATCAGGTGCCTCCGTCGCTGATGATCGACGCGATCACCAAGGCGGATCAGACCACGTACATGCCGCCGCTCGTGACGCTCCGGCTCCTGTTGCAGGCCCTTGGGGTGAAGGACGTGGACGAGATCCTCGACGAAGTGACGGGGCCGGACGGGGAGTTCGTCCCGCCGGGTGTGACAGCCGGGCAGGCGGCGGCGGACAGGTTCCGGCGCGGCGAGGACCCCGCACCGCTCACAGGCGGCGACCCCAACGAACCCGACCCTCGGCGGGCAGCGACAAGGCAGGAGAGCGCCGTGGTAACAGACGTTCCAGGCTCCGAAGGCACCATCGGCCCTTTCCCGGGGCAGTACACCGACCCCCACGTCTACGCGCGTGATGTCCAGTCGGGGGCGGGCAACTGCGTCTGTGGTGCGACTCCCGAGGACCCGCTGCACGTGCAACTCGCGCCCGGTGTCCCGAACCCGGGGGCATCAGCCACGAGCTCCTGATGGCGTTCACGTCCCGCACGATGGGTTTGGCCCGCGCCGCCGTCACAGCGGTCGGGAGAGTCGTGGACGCCGCTGTACGCGCCCTGACTGCGGCGTGGGTGAAGGCCTGGGACATCCTCGCCAACCTCTTCAGTGCCGCGATCGAGGACATGGTGGGCGACGGGGAGGAGTGGCCGGGCCGCCGCACCATCGACACCCACCCCGCCCTACAGGACGCCCTCACCGCCGCCGAGCGTGCCCTCGACGCGCTCACCGACCTGGTGGTGACGGAGACGAACCGTGCCGCCGACGCTGTTACCGAACGCGCCGCCGACGACCAGAACAACGTCATCGCCTCGCAACTCCCGCCCGGTCACGCTGCTGCCTCCGCCGTGCCGGGCGGGTTCCACCAACGCGCGATCGACGCGATCCGCGCCCGCACGAGGCAACGCATCCACTCACTGACGCGCCCACTCACCCCGGACGCGGTCGCGGCGATGCGCATCGAGCTGGTGCGGGGTGTCCGCACCGGCACGAACCCCAGGGAGACGGCGCGGCGGATGGTGGGCCGGGTGGAGGGCGCCTTCAACGGCGGTCTCACCAGGGCCTTGGTGATCGCTAGGACCGAGACGATCGACGCCTGGAGAGAGGCAGCACGCGCGACGCAGGACGCGTCCCGTGACGTGCTGCAGGGATGGACCTGGCTCGCACGTCTTGACTCACGGACCTGTTCCGCTTGCTGGAGTCTCCACGGGACCGTGCACCCGCTCACCGAGCCGGGGCCGCTGGGTCACCAGCAGTGCCGATGCAGCAGAGCCCCGAAGGCTGTGTCGTGGCGTGACCTCGGCATCGACATGGACGAACCCGCGGACGTGATCCCGGACGCGGAGACGACGTTCCGGGCACTGCCCCGCGACCAGCAACTCGCGATCATGGGGCCGACGCGGCTGGCCATGCTAGATGACGGCGTCATCGCGTGGGCTGACCTGGCACGAAGACGAAGCAACCCGGGGTGGCGCGACTCGTGGACGGCCACCCCGGTCAGAGACCTCGTTCCATAGCTAGAAGCTGGCCGCCCTGCCGCCGCGCTTCTCGGTGCCACACACCGTCGCGAACGCGGTGGCGAGGTGCTCCAGGATCTCGCCACCAGGCGAACTGTTCTCCTCGACTGCCTCGGCGCCTGACTTGATCGCCTTCAGCAGCGCGGTTCGTGTCTCGTCTCGGAGCGTCTGCTCCTCAGTGCTGATTGCCATCCGGGCAGCGTATGCGTGGTCTCCGGCTTCCCGCCTCGCGTTGCCGGTTGCGGACAACCTTCGGAAGGGACTGAGTGATGCCCGACGACACCCTCGTGGATGGCGAGGTCCTCGGTGACGCCCTGCGGGAAGCGAAGTACTCGGCGGAGCAGCTCCGGCAGATGCTCGCCAAGGGGCAGGCCATCCGCAACGACAACGGCGAAGCGTCCTACCCCATCGCGGACGAGGAAGACCTGAAGAACGCGATCCGCGCGGTCGGTCGGGGAGGCGCGTCCCACAACAAGATCCGCGCCCACATCATCAAGCGTGCGAAGGCGCTCGGGAAGACCGACACGATCCCCGACAACTGGAGGTCGTCCGGGCAGGTGAAGGAAACGACGCAGGTCGCCGAGTCGATCCCGCTCGCCGAGGCATTGGGCGGTGGACCCTCCGGGCTCCGAACACGAATCAAGCTGATCGACGCTGGCTGGGGTTCCTCCGGCTACTACAGCCCTCACGTCCTGAAGGAAGCCGCCGACAACCGCATCTTCGCCACGGGGATGCACATGTACGTCGATCACCCCACTGAGACCGAACAACGGGAACGTCCCGAGCGGTCGGTGCGTGACTTGGCGGCCGTGCTGACCAGCCCGGCGACATTCACTGACGGAGCCTTGTTCGCCGAAGCACGTGTGTACGCCACCCACCAGTGGGTCCTGGAGAAGAAGGACGCGATCGGCCTGTCGATCCGCGCGTCCGGGATCGCCGAGCACGGTGAGGCCGAAGGCCGCGAAGGAACCATCATCACGGCTCTGACCGGGGGCACATCGGTGGACTTTGTGACCCGGGCTGGCCGAGGCGGGGAGATCGTCGAGGTCCTCGAAGCCACCCGTAAGCAGATCGCGGAGGCCCGCAACATCGGAGGCTGGCTCGAATCCCGCCTCCACGCCATGTTCACGCAGATCAGCGACGACATGTACGGCGAAGGCAGCCTCACCCGCGAAGAGCGGATCGGCCTGTCATCGGCGATCGGCGACGCCCTGGACGCCTTTGTGAAGCGAGTTGAGGGCGATCACCCGCAGCTTTACCAGCGGGACCTGTACGAGGAGCCACCGAAGCCTGACACGTCCGCCTCCGTAGCGGAATCCACCCCGCCGGCGCCGCCGGCACTGCCCACAACGAGAGGAGTTCCCATGTCTGGGAGCACCCCCGAGGGCGCACCGCCAAGCGGCGGCGCCCAGACGACCGAGGTGAGCGAGTCCGCGCTGCGGACCGAACTCGCCGAGACCAAGGCGAAGCTCGCTGAGGCCGAGCTGACGATCGCCAAGCACGGCGAGAACGAGCGGGAACTCGCCGAGACCAAGACGCAGCTCGACGAGGCCCGCAAGGAGAAC